AAGCATAATGCTCGTCTAAAAAATCAATTATTCTATAACTATCATTAATTCCAAAAATAACGTGGTCGTCTTTATACTTACGAATAGTCTCCACAACTTCTTCAGTAAGTGATGGGCCTGTAGCACAAAGTACAAACTTTTTATTTCTATATTTATGTGGTACTTTGTGCTCAATTACATTCATTTTTTAACCTATCCATTAATCTGCGTGCTCTATTTGGCACTTGCCTTGCCCACAAAGAGTCAAGGCCCTCTATAGAAGCCTGTTTCCAATCTCTACTTTCGACTGCGGCTCTAAACTTTCTGAACTTTAAAAGTTTTGTGTAGCCCAAATTAAACATCATATTAACTAAAACTCTTTGAATATTATCTGAGTAGGATTCAAAATCGGCAAATAATTTTTTGCAGTCTCTTACAGACGATTCTATATCTTCTAAAAATAATTCTATAACTCTTTCCCCGCTAACTAGAGTACCTATTGGACTTCCATATTCGGGGTCGTTTTTAGTTATTAAATGCCCTATACCAACTGTGGGGTACCCAAGATGGTCTAAGTATATTTCATTTTTATAGCCTTCGTCTGATGCTAACTCATCTTTTAACTTCTGATAATCCATTTACTAACTCCTTATCATAACGACGCTGTTTAGTTTTTCTAACTTTTTTTAACTTACGTCGCCACTTTCTTGATGTAGAATCTACTAGCATACTTACTTCTCTTTTCATTTTTTCCTCATAAATCCGATAGCAGAACGAACTCCGAATGAAGCTGCAACAATAATTGAAAGAGTATACTGATACCAATCTGGCATACCTTCAAGAGCTTCAAACCCATCACGAACATACTGAACAGTGTCTGGAAAGAAACATAGAATCATAGGGATACTAAAAAGAATAGTAATCCATTCGTCTTTCCAAGAAGAGGCACTATTCTGGGCCATTATATTTTCCCAGTTGCCCTCACTTTCCGCAGACTTTACAAGAACAGTTGCTTCAGCCTCTGCTTTTGCTTTTATTTTTGTATTCTTTCCCTCTAGCCAGGTTTTTCCCAGCTCGACAACTCCGCCTATTATTGGTAGTAGCATTGGTATATCCCAATGTACAATAAGAACAAGGCCGCCCCAAAGGCGGCCTCGTTTTTTAATGTACCTCGATCTTGATAGGCTTGCTATTGAAAGAATACTGTAAATGTACCTCTAGCATACCATTGTGAAACTTTGCTGATTTCACTTCAAGGTCAGTGTCAAGTTTAAAATTACGCTCAAAGCTCTTTGTAGAAATGCCTTTATGAATCCACTCAAGATTCTCGTTCTCTGGCTGCTTCTCTCCCTTAATTGTAAGTACACCTTTGTGTAGGCATACTTCAACGTGTTCAGGCTCCCAGCCAGGAAGGGCTACTTGAAGTAAATATGCCCCGTCATCAGTCTTTAAAGTATTGTAACGAGGATAGTCGGTAACTGGAAGGTTTCGTGCAAAATTGTCGAAGCCGACAAAAAAAGTATCAAGTTTCATAAGTTTCTCCTTATGTTGTCCCTTTCGGTAACAAAATTGCTTTTTATTATAAAAATCCGATAATATTAAAAAGCTAAAAATATTATGGAAACATATTAGCCTCTAAGATTATATACTAAAGTTAATCTTGAGTTTATTTTATCCGATTCATAACTGTGCCAAGTTGTATTATTTCTACTAAAAATAAACGCTCTATTAGGAACCCAAACAATTTCTTTTGGATTATCCCCGCTTTCCGTGCTATACAAAATTGTTCCTTTATTATCGTCCGGTGAGATATAAATTACTACACTTAAAAGTTTGTCATAAGTATCGTTGTGAATTCTAAATTTATAGTCTTTTCCTGTTGAAACTACGTTTAGTTCTGTAAATTTATATTTTGATACTTTATCTGGAGCTAATTCAGTAAGATAATATATCATATCGTTATGATATGTTTTATGTATATCTAAAACATCCGCAACCGATAAAGGTCGTGAAGTAGCCTCTTTAGACATACTATTATTATAAGATATTTTTACCTCATTATTTTGAAAAATTTGATGTTTATATATTTCCCAAGCCAATGGCTCTGTGCTAAAAGAGAAGTTTTTAATTAAATTTAAATGTTTTTGTCTTAAAAAATTATCTCTTACTAGATATCTATCCCACATATAAATCCCCAAACTAAACGCATATTATAACAGGAGTGAACTGAAAAATCAAGCATTATTTTTTAAGTGGTCTTCAAGTTCCGACTTAGCTATAATATAGGACTTTACTAGCCCACTTCGAACAATATCGTCTGCTTCGAATTCCACAAACTCAAACTCGTACATTTTTTCGAGTATGTTAAGAAATTTCATCATTCCTCGACGCTCTCGACTCTTATCAAGGTCGGTTTGACGATAATCTCCACAAAAAATTATCTTGCCATTTTCGCCTATACGCGTTATAATAGTATCTAATTCTTGGAAGGTACAGTTTTGAAATTCATCAACTATGACAATACAGTCGTCGAGAGTAACTCCTCGAAGATAGGAAGTAGTTACGAATTCAATCTGCCCTTTATTTTTGAGAATGCCATAAGCATCCCCACGACCAAAAATTTCGTCTACAATTATTTTATAAGGCTCTTCATATGCTTCTATCTTTTCTTTCAACGAGCCCGGCAAAAATCCAATATCTCGAGTTGGAACTGCACTTCGTACAATTATAATTTTGAAATATGGAGATTTTTTAGCAAGAACTGCTTGAAGAGATAGATAGAGGGAGAGAAACGATTTTCCAGTTCCAGCCATTCCATGCAATACAAGATGATTGTGTGAAAAATATTCAAATACTTTTCTCTGGTTTCTTGTTATCGGGGAGAATGACTTCGGCTGGAAATGCTGAGGCTGGTAGTGTTTTGCCATTTAGTACTCCTTATTTTCATATTGTAACAAGTTTAGAACACTGTGTCAAGCACTATTTTTTACTTGGTACTTCGAAAAATAAACCTTGACTTTTAAGTTGAACAGGTGTTATAATATCTGAAATTGCACTAAGGAGAGAAAGTTATGGCAGTAAAAGTAGTATGGATTACACCCGGAGCGATGGAGACAGTCGCCTATTGTGCACGAGTCTCAAACCCAGCTAATCAGCATAATATGGCAACTGCGCCCCAACTCATTAAATATTTGATTCGAAACAAACATTTTTCTCCCTTTGAAATGGCGAATGCCTGCCTTGAAATTACCACTACAAGAGATATTGCGCGTCAAATTCTTCGTCATCGTTCTTTTACTTTTCAGGAGTTTAGTCAGCGTTATGCTGCTGTAACTGATGAATTTGTACTTCGTGAAGCGCGTCTTCAAGATACAAAGAATCGTCAGAACAGCCTTCCAATTGACGGTATGAGTGGGCTAGTAACAGAGTGGGAGGAGAGGCAAAAAGAAGTAAGTGCTGCTGCTCGTGAGATGTATGAATGGGCTATTAGCAATGGAATCGCAAAAGAACAGGCTAGAGCAGTTCTTCCGGAGGGAATGACAATGAGCCGTCTCTATATGAACGGAACTTTGCGGTCTTGGATGCACTATATTGATACTCGAATTGGTAATGGTACTCAACGTGAGCATATGAAAATTGCTCAAGAATGTAAACGCGCTTTGGAAGAAAAAGGAATCGAACTGTGGAATTGAATCAATATCAGAATTTTGTAAAGTATACAACGAGTGCGGAATCAAAAGGGCTTAGTGAATTTATTGAACGCATTGTTACGCTGAACGTGAATGTCCCACTCTTGCTGACGGCAAGTGTTGGACTGGCTAGCGAGAGCGGTGAATTCTCTGAGATTGTAAAGAAAATCATTTTTCAAGGAAAAGAATATAATGCTGACGTTCATTATCATATGCTACGTGAGTTGGGAGATATATGTTGGTATCTCGCCAACGCTGCCAACGCTCTTTCAGTTAATCTTGAAGAAATTGTAAAAATGAATGTTGAGAAACTTCAAGCTCGGTATCCAGAAGGGTTTGATGTTGCTCGCAGTGAGAATCGAGCTAAAGGTGATTTATGATAAGCTGGGCAAAACAAGTTATTGAGTTGCTTCAAAAAATTTCTGAGCAACTTCAAAGAATAGAAGCGAATCAAAAAGCTATTATGCGTAACGATAGAAAAGGCAATAAAGTTATCGCTATCGAGAAATAATTTCTTGACTTATTTTTCTTCAGCCTTGATAATATACTTTCTGCCCGCATAGTTAAATGGTATAACAGTTGATTTGTAATCATCTATTCTTGGTTCAATTCCGAGTGTGGGCTCCAGTTACCGGTTTTCAGTTACGTCCGGTCTGCCATGAGGCAAGCTATCTCATCCGATTAAGTTGCGGCACAGGTAGCCCGAGAGTGTGATGCAGATAAAAACTGTACTTATTTGCCGATGTGGTGGAATTGGTAGACACGCTAGATTTAGGTTCTAGTGACGTAAGTTGTGGAAGTTCGAGTCTTCTCATCGGTACCAAATTCTCGTTTGCTACTCCGAGGGTAAATTGAGTAGCAACTTGGAATGTAGCTCAGCGGTAGAGCAGGTGACTGTTAATCACCTGGTCGTAGGTTCGATCCCTACCATTCCAGCCAATTTTTTACACTAGGAGGCACTATGCCACTTTATATTGTTGAAACTGTACAAATCTTTCGTCATGCTTATGCGATTGAATGTGAAAAAGCAGAGTATGCAAAAGACTATGTAGTGTGTGAAGAAGT